CTGGCCAACCCGCTGTGGGTCCAGGCCATGACAACGCTCACGAAGCGCGCGAAGTGGTTCAGGTGGCACGACTCCGGCGACGTCCAGAGCTCGGACCATATGAATGATATCTTGACAGTAGCAAAAAATTCCCCTAGTACGAAGCACTGGATGCCAACACAGGAACGTCAGTTCCTGCCGGACCGCGCAGCTGTACCAGACAATATGATTATTAGATTAAGCTCAAGCAAAGTTAACGCCGGACCCTCGGGCGCCTGGCCCTGGACGAGCTCAGTCTCAACGGACCCCGCACAGGTGACATGCCCGGCCTCTAAGCAAGGCAATAAATGCAGAGACTGCAGAGCCTGCTGGGACCGCGACGTGGCCCACATAGTATATCCTAAACACTAGACTCATGACTCACTGCTGGCGACACCCCAAGTACTACAAAGAACTAAGAAAGATCCGAGCTGCAAGCGTCAAGCAACAGGCCCCGGAGGACCAGCCACAAGCTACAAGCAAACCGGAACCAGAACCTAGTTCGGGTCCAGGTTCTCAAAAGCCTCAAGCAACAAGCTCCAAGCATCAAGCTTCAAGCCACAAGCGTTAATACCTTGAGCTTCAAGCTCAAGGACCTTGTTCCCTGGAACAAGTTTCAGGCACCGTTGACCGAGGTGCCTGATAAGGATGAATGAATGTTTAGGATGTTTAACATGGAAGGAAATTTGGTGTGGACTCAGGCGTACCTTTTTACCCTTCGTTACTTTTAATTCTACAGTGAAAAAGTGGCCAGAAGTATTGTAGCCCAATAGATCAGGAGTACCCAACCCACTAAGATTTTCCAGCCTAGTCCAGCTAATTTGTGGGAGATGTTTGCGTAAATCTTGATATAATTTTCGCTCGGGTGCCATTTCATTTTTGAGGTAATCCTGTTGTTCTAAAGAATGATTTTTGGAGTTTCTTTAGCAGGAAATAATACAACACGCAAGGGTTCTCGCGTACCAATTATATTATTATGTTGTACATCAATTTTTTTTATCTCAGCAATTTGATTGTTATGTAAGTGGACATATATCTTAGCATCTCTGATGTTGTTTCCTTTCTTACCATCGGTGAATTCACCTAATATATTTTGTAAATCTTTTATATACATTACATGCCCGCTTGTCTTAATCTGTTAGTAAGTGTTGCATTGTCATCAGCAAGAATCTTATTATCTCTTTTTAAATCTGTATTCTCTCGTTCTAACGAGTCTATCTGTTTAGTTAAATCTGCATCACCTCTATCATCTTTAATTCTGGACTCATTTTCAAATGAAATATCTGTTCCATGTTCTTTTAAATTTTTATAGGTACGTTTGTCTTCAAACTTACTGGGTTCACACATAACCATTTCTTTAAATCCTTTAAGTCTAATATTCTCCTCGACCTGCTCGGATAACTGCATTTTTAATTTCTGTATTTCTCTTCTTAATTCATCAACTATAATAGACATAATTGACTTTTACCTTAGATTACTCTATAAGTCAATATATGGGAGTACCAAAAAGATTAACTGAAATGCAAAAGAGATTCTCTGAGTATCTTGTCTACAATGAAGGCAAGACTACCGCTAGAGAGGCTGCGATTGCTGCCGGCTACAGCAAAGACAGAGCTAGTGTTGAAGCAAGTGAACTACAAAACCCTAAGTTATCACCACTGGTAGTTAAGTATATTGGGGAATTGAGAGAAGAGAATCAAAAGAAATATGCAATAGATTTTGAAAGACATATAGCTGAACTAGCTAAGATCAGAGAGTTAGCTATTAAACGTGGTAGTTTTTCATCTGCTGTTAACGCAGAAGTAAATAGAGGAAAGGCCGCTGGATTATATATTGAACAAAAAATAATAAAAACTGGTAAGCTTGAGGATATGAGTGAGCTAGAATTAGAAGCTAAAATGAAACAAATTATTAGTGATTACGCACCTATACTTAATGCTAAACCAATAGAAGAAATTAAAAAAGAAGTTAAAGCAATGCCTAAACCGAAAGATACTGAAGGATTAAATACTCTTAAGAAAGTTTCACAATCTTCTTCACACAAGCCAAAGGAATCATCGTCCGATCCCCAAAAGTAAACGAACCATCATCTTCTTTATCATAAGAAGCAAATAGTTTAATTGCGTCGTCTGTTTTAGAAAACACCCATCCTTCATTTACAGGAAATGCCAATTTCATTTTGTTAAAACCTTTTTCATCAGTCCAACCACTATCACTTAAGATATCACACCACTCAACTCTAACCTTCTTATAAGGAATTGTATTAGGTTGAATTGCGTTTACGATTCTTTTTCTTACTCTTGGTCTTCTTTTTTTTGGTTTTCTTTTTGGCATCTAAATGTGAATTGTGTTTACGATTGAATGCAACCATCCAATCTTCTTTTTCTTTTCCCATATGCACATAACCCACCCCCTATATAGCATATGAAAACTTTTAAGCAAAGGGAAAACAACCATTCGCGCGCGTGTATTGTGTAAAAAAGTAGAAAAAGTAAGTAAAAAGTAAGGTACTTTTGCTAGTAATATCAATGCTTCTAAGCCAAAACTTACTATTCTACCTTTTTCTGAGGTGTTTTTAATTTCACTATGTACAAAACTTCTCATATCCCTATATAGTCGTAAGAGTGTGACATAAATGTCACACCCATATGAATAGCCGATGGCAGACTGCGTATTGTGAGAAAGGGGTGAAACCGTCACACAGTCTACCTTGTACGCTGTCGGCACAGCGCGAAAGGACTGACGGGCCCCAACTTGTAATGAATTATACACCGAAATCTCCCGGAGTCATCTTAACAGACGCTTGCTCCTTCTCATCTCGTTGCATTTCATAATATTGGTCTAATCGTTTCAAGAATGCGTGTCTCCATCTACGCATTTCATGGTCTTGAAACCTGAATTCTTGTAAATATAGGTCAGGAGTACATACCAATATAATTCCTTGCCTAATACTAGAGCCATACATTTGGTCATGCGCCATAGCATATGCCGCAACCTGTAGGTAGTAATCCTCTATCCACTCTACTTTCTTTGGTCTATTTGCTTGCTTAAAGTCAACAATAGTTTCCATATCATTGTGTAAACAAACTAAATCTGTACTTCCAGCGTATAATCCTGTATAATGCCCAGTCACTTCCGAGCCAAAATACTCCGAGACCGGAGTTAATCCAGTGTCAATAATTTTTTGAGCCATCGGTTTAGCTTCTTTACCAACGTTCGTAAGATCGTCGTAACCTTCACCGATGATGTGTTTTTCCAAGAACTTATGCATGGCGGTCCCTCGCTTCGAAGATAAATTCTTAATTCGTTCTGCTTCTTCATGTCCTACTTTATTTTTCCACGCGTTTAAATACTCTTGATTTTTAGTTTTTGCAAGTATTGTTGTAACGCTCGGTGCTCTCATACCGTCGACCTCATAGATCCGCGATCCCTGGTCCGTTAACTGTGTACCTTGTCTATAGGTATATTTATCGCTTTTTTTCATTTAGTAATAATACTCTCTTCATCCAAGCCCAATCACCAATCCTGTGACACGTGTGTTGGATCACTTTTAAAATTTTAAGTTTTAATTTTTTCATTTACCTCTTTAAAGACCTTAGCTGAAGCTTCATTTCTTTCCCATTTAGTAATAATATTACTAATCTGTTGAAAGGGATAATTACGCGCTACCATATCGTTCCGATAAGCTTTAATCTCCTCTAATAGTTGTTTTGTCTCATCATTCATATTTTTTCTCTTTCTTTTTTATTTCTTAATGACTGTTTATAAGATTCATCTAATTCATCCTGTTCTTTTTTTCCGAAAATTTCTTCCCATCTTTTTCTATACTTATTCGTGGAAACCCTTGATTTTCCATCCCATTTTGTACCTTTGGAATCCTTACTCATATTACAAATATTATCATATATAAACTTAGAATGATCATAACTCCAAGTCCACCAAAAACTAATATAAAAAAATTATTTTGATTCATTCAATACTATCCTTGTTGCTGTTGTCCATGGATTCACGTCTTTCATGGCACATCCACTAGTGAAGACGATCAATGTGATCGTGAACAGCATAAGGGTTATACTGACCCGTTCCCAGTTGTTCATCTATCTCTATCTCTCCTTCTGATTTACATTTTTTACATTGTACGACAGAATGTTTAGTTAAACCCCATCGCCATATGCTAAAAATAGGTGTTTTCTTTTTTACATATCCATTACCATTACATTTAGGACATATCATCTTATGTTTAGACATTGTAACTCCTTTGTAAATTTAGCTTCTTCTACTTTTTCTACTTTATTTATTGTATCAGTATCTAAGTTCATAATACATTCATCAATAGCGTGTACTTCTAATCTTTTCATATCGTCAGGATTATTCTTATCATACTTAACCTTGTATGTACTATCTTTCTCTAATTTTTTATCTTCGATGTTTAACAACTTAAGCATCATTTTATTCTTATCATACTTTTGTTCTTCAATAGGGAGTGCTCGGTCTTCTGCTAAAAGTTTATTTCTCATCGCAACTTCTTTTGCATCTCTCGTTTCTAAAAAATTTCTAAAAAATTTTTCTCGAAGTTTAATTTTAACATATAGTTTTTCATAAACAAATTCCGGTTCAAGTCCTGCAAATCTGCAAACCATCTGGAAATCTTCATTTTCTTTATCTATCCATTTTAATGCTTCGGCTGATTCTTTATGATCTGTAGGAAAGAAAGCATCCATGACTGCTCTCTCCAGTACAGCTACCCATAATACTTTACACCAATCCGTCTCTTGCGAATTTTCTATAGGTAGCGTCTGCGAGTTTAAAAATCCATCACTCATGTTTTTTCCCTGAGAGTTTACCGTTTAAACGTTTCTTTTCTTTAGTAGCCAACGTTTCAACAGTCTTGCTTACAGAGAGTTTAACACCAGGTATTTGTGCTTTTGATATAGCAATCAAATCATTATACACCTTATGAGTGACTGATATGTTACGATATTTAGTTATATCTGTCATGTTTCTTCTCCTTGATTAACTGATTTACTTTAGTTTCTAAAAGTGATACTTTCGCTTTCAACTTAATGAAATCTTTTATGATTTCCTTAACAAGTGAAATTAATTTCTTACTTTCCATAATTTAATTTATAGGATATTTAGATAGGATTGTCAATGATAAAGCTAACAATATTTTTGTGTTCTCTTTA